CAACAGTAGCAACAGGCGAATTTATAATACCGAATGCTGTTGGTACCGAAGGACAAGTGCTTAAATGGCCTTCAAGTGGTACAACTCTAGGTTGGGCCGATATTGATATTAACAATAGAACCATAGCTAGAGCTCTTGGTTGGGTGCCAGGGTATGCAAATAATGTTGAATCATCTGTAGTCTGGGATCCAGATGAAGATGCTGTTAAATTTACACCTTTTGTAGTATCGTCACCTAATATTACTGGTTTAACTCATAAGGCATTTAAAGTTACATCAGGTCAAACATATACCGTAACGTTACATACGAAGGCTAATGTCGCGACTGGCGGAGTTAACGTATACGCATATCAATATAACGGCAACATGCCGTCAGGTCAAACTCATATTTCAGATTCGCCATCTTATAGCGGAGTGACTAATGAGAGTGTAGCTCATCAAATAGCAATAAATCAGACCGCTCAAATTTATTGGGATGATATTGTAGGCTCATTTACAGCTACTGCTGATGGATATGTGAGTATAGCTGTTTGGACAGCTGGAGGGTTTGCTCTTAATAGTAGAATACTATGGGTAAAACAACCTGACGTACATCATGCTTCAGTTGATTTAGGTGACGTCGTTGCAATGCAATACTTATTAGGATAATAAATTATGCCAACTGATGAAGTTAATGATATTAATCTAAATGATACGACAAATACTATGGAACTAAAATCACTGGCTTTTAGTGTAGGTACTGGTTATAGTACAATACTAGCTGCTAATCAGGCTGGGGGTAGGCTGAATAAAGTGGTCAACTTTATGGTTTCTTATGTTGCTAATAGTGGAGCTCCCGTGCTATATACATTAAATCATGGTGATGACATTATTTCACATGTATATATTCGCCCTGGAGAAAATGTAATGATAGCTAAATCAGAACAACCAATATATTGTTCTGGCTACGAGTTAAAGCATAAGGCGTCTGTAAATAATACAATTAAAGTATCATTAAGTTATCAGGAGATTACCTAATGGCCAGTCCTGAGTTAATTAATGGCGTAACCAGTGTAAATGTTATAATTAGATCTATAGATTTAACTACAAGTTCTTCGAATCCAGAATTTGTCTCTGCTGCACCAAACAGTCCGATTGGTACAATATCTAAGGTTGTAAATTTAACTGTTACTAATACATCTACAACAAGTTCGGCGGGATTTACTTTACGGGTCTTAAGTAATCTAAGCCAGACTAAAGGTGACATTATAAATATTCCTTCCCTAGGACCCTTAGAATCGTTATGCTTATTTGATAAAAGTAAACCGCTTTACTTAGTAGATGGTTATACGATACGAGGTTTTGCTACTGCTAATAACACAATAAATACTTATTGTGCTTTGGAGTTTTATACATAATGTCACATGAAAATCCAAGAACTATAGCACCGTATTGCCAGGTTAGCGGCAATGATGTCGACGGAACATGGTATACGATTGCGACTAATAGCGGTTCTTCGGTTGGTGCAGTTATAAAAATTGAAACGTTAACTATTTGCAACTCTTCGACGTATGATAACATAACTGTAACGTTATCAATAAACAACGCTATTGCAAATGTTCTGCATACTAGAATACCACCACAAAGTACTTTACATGCAGTAACAAATGAGGCACCAATGTATCTTACTGGTTCTCAATTATTAATTAAGGCCGAATACGACGATGATGATGGCCAGACTGGCGCGGCATTGGACGTAATCGTTGGTGGATTGGAGATAACTCCATGAGTGATACTGTTTACATGGGAAGCTATTCGGCCGATATTACTAGTTCGGTAACAGCAAGTGGTTCTGTGACTATACCGAATCCAAGCACATTAGTCGGAGAAACAATGAGTCTAGGGTATGCTGGTTCCAGTGATTCTAGAGTACAAGATGCTATGTTAATTACTTCTTTGGCTTTTACTAATACGACGATGAATAGGTTTCGGCTTACTCTTAGTTTTACTAGTGGTACACTTCTTTGCTCGGCTTCAATCATTCCTCCAAATAGTACAGTACATATAGTTACTGCTGATAGTCCATTATATTGGCCATCGACTGCGTCAACTTCCCAATTGGTTGTAAGTACATCTGGCCCTGGGCATATAAGTTCAATAGCAGATAGTACTCTAGGTGTTACTATGACTTATACAGCGATTAAGAGAGGATAATATGGCCTTTAGAATTTCGATACCGTACGAGCAACCTTATAACTTAAAGGAAATTTCCGGTGTGGGTAATGCCCTAGAAAATACTACTGTAAATTCTACTGGTAGTGTAAATATCTCAGACGGCTGGAATAGTACTTCGAATCCTGCAGCATTTAGAACTGAGAGTATACTTTTTCGTGCAGGCAGCATAGAGTCATTTTCAGATGTATTCGTTAGAGTTCAAGTTAATAGTGGGTCCGCGTATAACATAAATATGTATAAATACTTTTATATGGACGGTGACCAAATACCCATGCCACTTTTTACTAGATCGAATCCTCTAATTTTTTCTGGTGATGATAGTGGATCATATACGATGGAGTTACGGTGCCGAACGTATTCCAGTAATAGTGGAACTGGATCCTCACCTATACAGGCTATTGGTTCACTGGTTGGTCTATATGATTAATAGAGATAAACAATATGAGTGTTAATATAAGCGATGCGACTGGCTTAATTTTCGAACAAGACTTTGTATCGTATACTACTGGATCGACAACAATTTTTCAATATCCGGGTGTAGCAAGCGGTAAGGCTATAATTGTCGATGGTGCATATATACATTGGACAAATTCAACCGTGATTAGTGATTTAGTGGTTTACTTAAATGACGCTAGTACTAGTACTTTAACACCTATTTTTACGTGTAGAATAAAACCGAATGAAACCATAGCATTTATAACTACGGCTAATCCAATAGTGCTAGAACAAAATCAATCAATAAAAATGTCAGCTTCAGGAGTTACTTCTGGTACTAACGCGAGAGCATTTATAAATTACCGAGAGTATACAATATAGCATGGGATACAATTATTATAAACACAACTCATTAGTGGTACCACAGGGTGAGAGTAATCAACAACTGCATAAAGCTAATAGTAATATTAAAACTGCTGGAATTGTCGACTTAAATAATCACAATGGCCTATCAACAGATATTGTTGATTACCAGGCTGTCAATACATTATTTAATACTTATAGCACGGGAGCTAGTTTAACCACTCTAAATAATGGCTTAAAGGGTATAACTGGATTAAGTGGCGCGAAGGTTTGGGGAACTCCACAGCGTTATGACGCATTTGAGTCCTTAGAAGCAGTAACTGCATCACCAGCAGGCCAATTAACTCAGGCAGGAGTTTTTGATAAGAGTTTATTTGATAATCCTTCAACTTACCCTATACAGCCATCTAATTTTCCAGGGTGCACTAAAGGTTGTTTATGGTATGCTATTTCGATATGGAGAAATGCTGCTACGTTTGGAGCCCCGTCCTTTATTGGAACAATTTATTTAAATTTTAGAGAATATCCCGCAACTGGATCAAATTCATTAAGAGAATTGCATTATCCTGCGCAATCACGTGCTGTAGAAGCATTCATAGTTTATGGCGAGTATGAAGAGCAAACGTATCCGACCAGTGAGCATTTGCCAAATGGATATGAAGTAACATATAACGATACTAGCGCTCGTTATATGTTGTCATCAGAAGCACACCCGGGCCCGAATGGTTATGTAACTTTTAGTCCAACTTATGCCAGAATTAGTCAGCAAGATGGCATTTGGGGTTATAAAACGAGTACGCCTATTGATGGACATAAGTGGGGATTAGGTACCTATTCTGGATCCACCTTATCGTTTGGAATACAAAACTTAAATAGCTCAGATAGTACCGTTAATGACATATATTGGGGTAAAAAGTATTACTCTAATGTAAGTACTTTAAGAGTATTACTATGGACGGTGACAACATAATGAACGGAAACTTAGGAAGAATTGGAAAATACGTATCGATCGATGAGCTGAAATATAAAGGTGGATCCATGGATGCAATGGATATGCACGTTTTACACAATCGCTTGAGATTAAGGCGAGATACAGACGGCGGCTCTTACAGTGATCACGGATTTCTTAACACGTTTGACCTGACAACTAGCTTTAAAGCATTTCAAGGCCATAAAGTTAATTCGCAAAGCTACATGGGCGGTGATGGCGATTATGACGGGCCTTATGATGTAGCTGAGCTATTTTATGACATACCTTCAGGTACAAGTAAGCATATCTATATTGGTCACAGATCGACAATATATACCGGCAATAGATGGTGTAATGATGTTGCAATGGCTGCTGTACAAGTATTAAACATGCAAGGCGAGGTTGTTGATTTTATTCCAATGACAAATAGTACTTTTTATTATGCTAGCAATGAAGTGACAACTAAGCCTACCCCGCAACAGGTAGCTGCATACACTTACTTAACTATTGGAACATCTCAAATAAATAATAGATTTTGCTATAGAACAGGAACCAGCAGCCCCCGGACTGGCGCGTTAGATAGCATTGACACAAGCAGTACCGTCTATGGTGCTGGCTTAAAGCCAATGCCTCTTACCCAATATAGCTTTAGCGGCAGTAGTACATTTCCATCAATTGCGCAAAAAAACAACACTTCATATATATACAGAGAAATGTCTGGTAGTGGTTCATGGGGTAAGTATCAATTTATTAGAACCGTATCTGCGCGAAATTTACCAGAACAAGGATCAATAAGAATAGCATATAGTATTACTACTGAAACGGCCCGTTTTAACGAATTAGACGAAAACGATACAATACATATAGGAATTTATTAATTATGGCATTTTATACAAAAGGCGGTTCATTTCCGCAACATTTACCAGAAATGATTATTCTTGAAGATGGTAATATTAGGACTGAATCATCCACATATACAGAAGAAGAAATAGCATCGGCAGGTTGGGCCGAAGCTCCTTTGCCAATTGAACACGATAGTACAACCCACACTCTTGGTTGGGATTATGAAACATCTAATTGGTTTTTAACAGAAATAAGTCAAGAGGAAATTGCTGAACAAGTAGAAATGCTTTGGCGCGGTGTTCGACTTGAGCGCAATGATATTATATCACAATCTGATTATATGGTAATTAAGGCTTATGAATGTGGAACTGAGATGGATGCAGACTGGGCTTCGTACCGTCAAGCATTGAGAGATATTACTAATCAAGATGATCCATTAAGCATTGTTTGGCCCGACAAGCCTGAGTAACATATAAATAAACCATATAAATATAGTAAAGTAAGAGGTATTTTTAAATGGCTAAACCAAATAGTAGAGCAACTTTAATTGATTACTGCCTTAGAAATCTAGGTGCACCTGTAATCGAAATTAATGTTGACGACGATCAGTTAGATGATAGAATAGACGAAGCTCTACAATTCTATCAGCACTATCACACCGATGCCATTGAAAAAGTATTCTTAAAGCATAAGATTGACTATACTAAGTTTACAATGACTGATACTGCAGAGACTCAAGCGCTCACTGTTGGTGAAACTATTACTGGCGACAACGGCGCTACTGCTAAGATATTAGCTAAAAGCGACACTAATATTATAACCGTAGGCAGCTATAATCCAAATGCCGGCGCATTCGTCAATGGCACAACTATAACCGGTGGTACTTCTACTAATGCTGCTACTATCTCGACTGTCCATCCTGGTGCTATAGATTACGGATATATTCCAATTCCTGAGTTAGTAACAGATGTTATTAGAGTTCTTCCAATTAGAGATCATAGCTCAAGCACAAGCCTTTTTGATGTAAAATACCAAATGCATCTAAACGATATGTATAGTCTTGGCTATATGGGTAGTCTATTAGAGTATACAATGGCTAAACAATATTTGGCCACTTTAGACGTTCTTATTGATTCAGACGATAAATTTGTCTCATTTGATAGACATCGCGATCAATTAAGAATAGATATGGATTGGAAAAATGAAGTTCAAATTGGTGGTTATATTGTAGTTGAAGGATATCGAATTATTGATCCAGCTACATTTACAGACGTATATAACGATTATTTTTTAAAGAAATATGCTACAGCTCTTATTAAGAAACAATGGGGTGCTAACTTACTTAAATTTGAAGGAATGCAAATGCCTGGCGGGGTTACTTTCAATGGTCGCCAATTGTTTGATGATGCCGTTGAAGAATTACAAAGACTTGAAGAAGAAGTTAGATTAAACTGGGAGCAGCCAGTCGACTTCTACGTAGGATAATAAATGCCTAGAAACGTATACTTTTCCCAAGCCGTTAGGTCAGAACAGCATCTGTACGAAGACTTGGTAATTGAATCACTTAAGATATTTGGACAAGACGTCTATTATATTCCGAGAGATCTTGTCAATAGAGATAGCATTCTAAACGAAGCTTCGACTTCTACATTTAATGATGCATACCTAATGGAAGCATATATCGAAAATGTAGATGGATTTGAAGGCGCTGGCGATCTTTATCAGAAGTTTGGTCTTGAAATAAGAGATGAAGCTTCATTTGTAATATCGAGAAGATCATGGAACTCTACAATTGGTAGTTATGAAAACTTAAATAAGCCACAAGAAGGTGACTTATTGTTTTTACCAATGACTAACTCATTTTTTGAGATTACGTTTGTAGAAGCAGATAAGCCTTTCTACCAATTGTCTAATTTGCCGGTTTATAAGCTCACATGTTCACTCTTTGAATATAATGATGAAGAGTTTGACACTGGCATTGATATTATTGACGATGAAATAGGCGGAGAGGCGTATTTAACTGGCATGCAATTAACTGTTACTGGCGGTAATCATTTTACTCAAGGTGAAACAGTAACTCAAACTTTAGTTGATGCTGCAGATGACACACCGGCTGTACAAATATATGGCACTGTTCAAACTTTAGATAAAACTTCAACAGTGCTTGGTAAAATTGGAGTTTCTAATATCGGCGTAACTGGCGCTAGCGACTATAGACAATTCCTGGTTTCTTCTACCAACGGCTTAGTTGGTTCAGAGTCTGGTAATACTTGCTATATTACGCAGATATATGACGTAGGCGATGACGATGCTGATAACTTTATGGCCAACGACGGGGCCGCGCAAAACGTAGCGTTTGAAACCTTTACTGACAATTTCTTAGACTTTACGGAAACCAATCCATTTGGTGATCCCTCGGAGAACTTCTAATGTTTGGTGGACATTTTTATCATGCTACAATGCGTAAATCGGTAGCTGTGTTTGGCACACTATTTAACAATATTAACGTTATCCGTAAGGCTGCAGATGGTAGCATTCTTAATCAAGTTAAGGTTCCACTATCATACGGCCCTAAAGAAAAGTTTCTAGCTAGATTAGATCAAGAGCACGGAAGAAATCAACCAGTAGCTTTAAAGCTTCCTAGAATGGGATTTGAGATTACTTCACTGTCAGTTGACTCTAACCAAAAGTTAAGCAAATTAAACAAAATAATAGAAGATCATGGGAGTAATGTTACTAAAAGAAAGGCAATTAATAATTATACTTCTTATGATATTGGAATGTCTCTTTATATTATGGCTAAAAGCCAGGACGATGGGCTGCAAATAGTAGAACAAGTACTTCCGTACTTTACACCAGATTATACCGTAAGCATAAAGCCTGTTGATAATTTCGATTTTAAACAAGATGTGCCAATTGTTCTAAACGGCGTAAATATTCAAGACGATTATGAAGGTGATTTTGCCACAAGGCGAGTATTAATATATCAACTTGATTTTACAATGAAAATGAAATTTTATGGGCCGACAGGTGATGCGCCTATTATTAGAGAAGTCGATGTTGATATTATAGATCTTACACAGTTTGAAGAAGATGTGGCCGCGGCGATTGAAGGCGGAACATCTCTCCTTAATTCTCAATCATTTGCATATACTATCATCTCTGCCGATAATAATAATTACACTTTTGAAACAGGCGCGAATGATAGAGAAGGCACACTTGAAAATTTAGCTGATCCTACTCTTAACATATTTAACGGCGATACTATAGCAATTACTAATAGCTTAGCGCCTAATCATCCTTTACAGATTGAAAATGGCCGTGGTGATGTTGTAGCATCTGAAAGCGGAGGGACTTTAACCTTTACTCCTACAACTAATGGTACATACTATTATCAATGCACCAGTCATGCAGGAATGCGAGGTTTGATTATAGTAACTGATAACTATTTGACACAAGCAATTGATCCTGACGCTGGTCCAATAATTGAAAATATCAATACGGCTGTTGGTGAAACTGATACACCCGACAACTTTACTGCAACTACTACTATAAAAGATAATAACGCACGAAGACTTTCGGCTTTATATAATGTTACTGTTGTAACAACAGTAGAAGGTGAATCTGAAAATCAATATGCACTTAACGGCACTAATGCTCCAGATATTGAATTTATCTCAGGCTATACTTACACATTTGATCAAACCGATTTGACTAACGTATATTATCCTAACCCTAATGGTTCAACATTTAATCAGCATCCAATACTATTCTCAGATGTGCAGGAAGATCTGCAGGAAGATCAGAGTCCTGATGACATTGCATACGACGAAGGCGTATCGTATTTTATTGATGGAGCTGCGGTGACTGCTACAGCGTATTATGATCAATTTAATACAGCTACGTCACGGCAGGTTCAAATTGTAATTACTGACGATACACCGGATTTGTTGTATTACATGTGTATAAATCATACTGGAATGGGCGGTGCCATTACACTTATAACTAGTACTGCTGCTGATGAAGCTGTTGTAGCACTTGAACAAAGTGCTGAAGAAGATGGAGGCTACTAACCGTAACTAACGGAAATATAGAATGGATAAATTAGATAAGATGAGAAGCTCACTGGAGAAGAATCTTCCAGTTAAACCAGAAGCTCCTAAAGTGGTTGAAGAAAAAGACATAAAGGATGATTATGAATTTTCACGAGATACCTATAGGGACCTAATTAGAACTGGAACACATTCACTCGATTCACTTGCAGAACTTGCGAGAGAATCAGAACACCCCCGTGCGTTTGAAGTATTATCTAAATCCATAAAGGATATTGCTGATACTACAGAAAAGCTAATGGCTCTTCAGAAAGCTAAGAAGGATTTAACCAAAGACGATAAGCAAGAAGAAGCTCGACGAGTGACTAATAATAATGTATTTGTAGGTTCTACTACAGACCTACAGAGAATGTTGATTGATAATAATAAGATTATAGATGCAGAAGATCAAGAATAATGAGTTTGGTTATCTAGGGAATCCATCAGTAAAGCGAGATGGTGTAGAAACACAATTCACAAAAAAAGAAGTTATAGAATACGCAAGGTGCATGAAAGATCCTTCGTATTTTGCTAAGACTTACTTAAAGGTGATCTCGCTTGATAGTGGTTTAGTGCCATTTAAACTATATCCGTATCAAGAAAAGATGTTCGATCATTTCAATAAGAATAGATTTTCTATTGTGCTAGCATGTAGACAGTCTGGTAAATCTATTTCATCAGTTGGTTATCTATTATGGTATGCATGTTTTCACCCTGAGAAGACTATTGCGGTTCTAGCAAACAAAGGTGCTACAGCGAGAGAAATGTTAGCTCGTGTAACACTGATGTTGGAAAACTTACCGTTCTTTTTACAGCCAGGTTGTAAAGCACTCAACAAAGGTTCAATAGAGTTTTCAAATAATTCTAAGATTATTGCCGCGGCTACCTCAGGTAGTTCTATTCGTGGTCTATCGATTAACCTACTATTCCTAGACGAGTTTGCATTCATTGATAATGATGCTCAATTCTATACTTCAACATATCCAGTAGTATCGTCTGGTAAAGATACAAAGATTATTATTACATCTACCGCAAATGGTATTGGTAATGTATATCATAAACTGTGGGAAGGTGCTACTCAAGAAACAAACGAGTTTAAGCCATTCCGTGTAGATTGGTGGGATGTGCC